ACCTGAGTCAGTAATTGAATCCACATATTTCTTTTGTTAATGGCAAGAACCACCTTTGTTACTGAAATTCCTGTTGTACTTGAGGGCTTTCAGGCTGTAATGCAACCGTCTAAGTTTGGCTATTCATTGAAGGCCGTTATTGGTCAAGACATAATCGACAAACTTGAAGACGATCGAACTGACTCACTTAAATGGTGTGAGTCAAAGTTAAAAAATCCAAAGCGTTCATCTCTCAAACCCGAGCCTTGGGAAGAGGTAGCTGATGGTAAATACACGGTCAAGTTCAACTGGAACGAAGACAACAAACCTCCTGTGGTTGACACTGAAGGTACAGCGATCACTGATACTCGCACACCGATCTATAGCGGTAGTCAGGTTAAGCTGGCATTCTGGCAGAAGCCTTACATTCTTAAAGATGGTGTCTCCTATGGCACGTCTCTTAAGTTGCTTGGTGTACAAGTTGTTTCTTGTAACGGTCAAGCTGGTATTGATACAGGTGACATGGCATCAGAAGATGTCGCGCAACTGTTCGGTAAAACACAAGGCTTCAAAGCCAATGACCCGAACGTAACCGCACATGATGAGGATGACTTTTAATGAATGACACTCAAATTTGGCCTACAGAACCACTCATGTACACAGAAGAAATCACAATCACGCACAACGAAAAGGCTGAAAAGCTTAACGGACGCCTGGCAATGCTAGGTGTCATGGCTGCGCTAGGTGCGTATGCCTTAACTGGTCAACTAATTCCTGGAGTCTGGTAATGCCACAAGGTAAAGGTACGTACGGAACTAAAAAAGGACGTCCTCCTAAAAAGAAGTAATCATGGCTAAACCTGGATTGTATGCAAACATCCATGCCAAACGTAAGCGTATCGCTGCTGGCAGTGGAGAAAAAATGAGAAAGCCTGGGTCTAAAGGAGCGCCTACGGCTAAAAACTTCAAACGCTCCGCTCAAACTGCTAAAAAAAAGTAATTCAATGAAATCTATTATTATTGCTGGCCTCCTGCTGGGAGCTTCTCATGGCGCTGCCATTGCTGGTCCCTACGTGAACGTAGAGGCCAATTCTGGCTTCACTGGTAGTGAGTACGGTTCCACCGTAATTGATAACCACGTAGGTTACGAAGGAAGTAACTGGTATGTCCAAGCTGGACCCGCCATTGTCACTAGTAACGGTATGGATCCTGAGGTTGAACTCTCCGGCAAGATCGGTGGTTCAGCTCCTCTTGGTGAAGATCTTTCTCTTTACGGTGAAGTTTCCTTTATCACTGGAGATGATCGTAACTCCTACGGCACTAAGGCTGGTCTGAAGTACACCTTCTGATCTAATTGGTTGCGGTGGGTGGGCTGGATTTAATTACTATGAGTACTATTTCAATTAAACAGCCTGCATCCCAATGGGATGACTTCTGTTCGTGGGTAACGTCCACTAATAACCGTTTATACGTTGGTTGGTTTGGCACACTGATGATTCCGTGTCTGCTTACCGCAGCTATATGTTTTATTACGGCGTTCATTGCAGCGCCACCTGTAGATATTGATGGAATCAGAGAACCTGTCTCAGGCTCCCTGTTGTACGGAAACAACATCATATCGGGAGCCGTCGTTCCGAGCAGCAACGCCATCGGACTACACCTGTACCCAATTTGGGAAGCTGGTTCACTTGATGAATGGCTCTACAACGGGGGTCCGTACCAACTCACAGTTTTCCACTTCCTCATTGGCATCTTTGCTTACATGGGACGAGAGTGGGAACTTAGCTATCGATTAGGTATGAGGCCTTGGATTTTTGTTGCTTACAGTGCTCCTGTTGCAGCAGCATCCGCTGTCTTTTTGGTATATCCGTTTGGACAAGGTTCTTTTAGTGATGGTATGCCACTGGGTATATCTGGAACGTTTAACTTCATGCTTGTTTTTCAGGCTGAACATAATATCCTCATGCACCCCTTTCACATGTTGGGAGTTGCTGGTGTATTTGGTGGTGCTTTGTTCTCGGCTATGCATGGAAGTCTTGTCACTAGCTCCTTGGTTAGGGAGACGACTGAAACTGTTTCTCTAAACAATGGATATAAGTTTGGTCAAGAGGAAGAAACTTACAACATCGTAGCGGCTCATGGATATTTTGGCCGTCTTATTTTCCAGTATGCTTCTTTTAATAACAGCCGTAGTCTGCACTTCTTTTTGGCAGCTTGGCCTGTTATTGGCATCTGGTTTACTAGTCTTGGTGTATCTACCATGGCTTTTAACTTAAATGGTTTTAACTTTAACCAATCAATTATCGCCCGTGATGGTCAAGTGATCAACACTTGGGCTGACATTCTCAACCGTGCCAACCTTGGTTTTGAGGTTATGCATGAACGGAATGCACACAACTTCCCGCTGGATCTAGCTACTCATACAGCTCCAGCAATCGGATAAGAAACGTACGTTCATCCAATGTTTGACATTCGAGTAGATGATGGTGGCGCTCGTATTATTCGAGATGGTCATCCACAGGAACAAATTGACATTGAGTTCTTAGAACTTCAGTTCACCAGAATGGTACTCGAAGCAGAATTGGACGCATGACGCCTACCCATGGAACGGGGGGTAGGTACTTTGGAGAACAATCATGTCTCAAGTCGAACTTCGTCAGCGAGTCCGTGAACAGCAAGCTGCATGTAAGCAGCAAATTCTGAAGTATCGCGGCGTTTCTTACATTAAAAAATCACCCTATGTAAATGGCATTCAGATCTGGGCTGGAGGAGAAGGTTGCTGACCTTCTTGTCGAGCTAGGTGTCAAGTATGAATACGAAAGCACCAAGATCCCATATGTGATTCAACATTCCTATACGCCAGATTTCGTTCTTCCGAACGGGATCTGGTTGGAATGTAAAGGATACTGGGATGCTGCTGATCGTAGAAAGGTCAAAGCTGTTAAAGAACAGAATCCTGACATTGATCTACGTATGGTCTTTCAGGCACCATTCAATAAAATCAGTAAAAAATCAAAGACTACATATGCCAAATACTGCGAAAAACTTGGCATCCCATGGAGTTCATGGGCTAACATTCCACTCGATTGGTTGATATGACCAGCGAGTTTGAACGACACATACCTTGTGAAGAGTGTGGTTCATCTGATGGCAATAGTTTGTACACCGATGGACACACCTTCTGTTTTGTTTGTCACACCTGGAAAGGCGGAGACGGCAATGTTCACAATCACAAAACCACCTATGTACAACGAATGGAACAACGAGGATTCCCACGAAGGCTTTCAAAGCGAGGAATCTCTGAACGAGTATGCGAAGAGTATGGAATCACCGCTGATGGAGACATCCTATGCTTCCATTATCGAGACAGCTCTGGACGAATTGTTGGGATAAAAACCAAGACAAAAGACAAAGAGTTTAGATACGAAGGAGAATCCGACGGAAAATTCTTTGGTCAACATCTCTTCCGACACAAAGGAAAGAGGATGGTTATCTGCGAGGGTGAGCTTGACGCTGCTACTTGTAGAGAAGCCTTTCCTACCTGGGAAGCTGTATCACTACCTTATGGTGCGGCCGCGGCCAAAAAATCAATCAAGCATAACTATGAATGGCTTGAGAACTGGGATGAAGTAATCCTATTCTTTGATAATGACGATGCAGGACACAAGGCTATCCAGGAAGCAGCCAGCGTGTTACCACCTGGCAAGGTCAAGATTGCTAATCTAAAAGGATATAAAGACGCATCAGATGCTGCACAAGACAACAATCTTGAAGCAGTACGCCAAGCTATTTGGGATGCACAGCTTTATAAGCCTGATGGCATTGTTGATGGAAAGACTTTACTTTCACTTGTAATTGAACCACAACAGGATTGCATACATGAGTATCCATACGAAGGACTCCAAGAAAAACTACAAGGGGTCCGGGCGGGAGAGCTTGTCACTATTACTAGTGGAACTGGTCAAGGCAAATCATCCCTATGTCGTGAACTTGCAGCTCACTTCCTCAGTCAAGGGGAACGAGTTGGGTACGTGGCACTTGAAGAGTCAAATAGACGAACAGCTTTAGGTCTAATGTCCGCAGCTTGCGGAAAACAATTTCACATAGGTAATCATGAACGATCTGATCTCACCGAGGCTTATCAAAGCACTCTTGCTGAATTCGCTACCTCGCAGCTGGACTCGACTGCAGGGTTGTATTTCTAGATCACCTCAGCATTCTGCTGTCAGGTCTAGATGGAGACGAGAGAAAGATGATCGACACCACAATGACCAAACTCAGGTCGTTGTGTGAAGAGACAGGTATCTCTATGTTCCTTGTGTCTCACTTACGTAGAGCACAAGGCGATAAAGGACACGAAGATGGAGCAAAAGTATCTCTTGGACAACTGCGCGGAAGTCACAGCATTAGCCAAATCTCTGACGCAGTTATTGGACTTGAACGAGATCAACAGAGTACAGATGAACACGCTGATACAACAGTGCGAATCCTCAAGAATCGCTTTACTGGGGAGACTGGCATCGCGTGCCAACTGAAATACGACAAAGAAAAGTGCAAATTCTATGAAGCTAAACAATTCAATGCAAGCACCGACTTTTAAACGTCCAAATCCTCCTACTGAGGAGATGGTAAAGAAAGCACAATTTATCGACAAAACTTACATCTGGAAACATGCTGGTATTCGATCTGGAGACGGACGGTCTTCTAAATGATGTTACCCGTATTCACTGTTTGGTCATTTATGACTCGGAGGTTAATGAGACGTATGTATTTAACGACGAGGGTTCTGAAGAGCCGATCGTTCGCGGAATACAACTGCTTGAAGAAGCAGACATTATCTGCGGTCACAATGTTATTTCGTATGACATTCCAGTTATTGAAAAAATTTACCCGTGGTTCAAATGCAAGGCATTGGTCGTTGACACCTTACTTTTGTCGCGGCTATATCACACGGACCTTTACAAAATAGACAAAGACCATACGTGGAAACACATGGGTCAACAGCTGTATGGCAGACACTCTCTTGAATCCTATGGCTACCGCTTAGGTGAATACAAAGGAGAGTTTAGTAAGACCACTGATTGGAAAGAGTGGTCACAAGAAATGCAGGACTACTGCGAACAAGACGTAAAAGTAACCACCAAATTATGCGACCACTTCCACCCCTACCTGAGTGGGTCACGTTAGAGCACGAGGTTGCAAAAATCCTATCTGAACAAGAAAGACATGGCTGGTATTTCGATGAGCGGTCTGCATGGAAACTTGCATCGACTCTCCAACAAGAACTTTCAGATCTTGAAAAAACACTTCGGGGGAAACACGCTTACATCGCAGGAAATGAATTCACTCCAAAGCGAGATAACAAAACTAGCGGCTACATCAAAGGTGCAACCTTCACAAGACTGAAAGAGCTAAATCCACAATCACGGGATCATATTTCATGGATATTGCAAACGTACTATGGCTGGAAGCCGACCCAGATGACAGCTACTGGGAAGCCTATCGT